AGCACCAGCGTCGCCATCCGCCCCTCCCCCGATATACCGCCACGCCCCGATCAGCGGCCAGTCCGCCGCCCCCGGCCGCTCGACCACGCGGCGCAATCCCGCATCGGCATGGACGAAGCCTGCCGCCGTCTTCACCGCACCATGGATCTGCCCCGGCCCCACCGCGAACAGCAGCACGTCGCCCGGTCGCGTTCCGTCGCCACGTGCCAGCACCGCATCGAAGCCCGCCGCCACCACCGCCGGATCACCGCCGCGCAGCGGATAGCCGCTCGGCACCTCCCCCTCCCAGCCGGCGTCCCGCAACGCCGCCGCAATCACCCCGATACAGTCCAGCCCATGGGGCGTATCCCGCCCGTGCAACCGGAACCGCGCGCCGACCAGCGCCAGCGCCGCCGCCGCGACCGCATCCGCCGCGCCGTCATCCACCGGGGTAGCGCGTCAGCAGGTCGATCCCCGGCAGATGCGGCTCACCGCGAAAGTTCGCGCCATTGCCGAACCGCGTCACACAGGTCGCAAAGCTCTTGTCGCACCCCTCGAGGACCTCGACCAACGTACCCGCCGCCACCGCAAAGGCGGGCGCCGCGCGCAGCGTCACCGTCGTGCCCTCCGACGCGTCGATGCCCTGCGACAGGCCCGCATTGCCGCCGCCGAACCAGCGCAGCACGCCGCCCGCATAGCCTCCCGCCACCGGCTCGCTCCCGTCCAGCGTTACCACCCGCTCGACCGCCGACACCACCCGCGCAAACCGCCGCCGCCCCGCCATGGCCACGCGGCAGCGCGCATCGCCCAAGTCGGCGCGGCATTCGGCGGAGGTTTCCTCCACCACCGCACGCGCCAGCGCCGCGCTCACGCCCGCCAGTTCCGCGGTAAAGCCATGGTCGGTCAGCTCGACCGCCCCGATCCGGCCCTCGCCCAGCTCGGCCAGCCGATCGCCCGTCTCCCAGTCCACCGCGAACACCCGCACCCGCGCCCCGTCCCAGCGCCCGGCGAGCAGATCCGCCTCGCCGATCGCCGCGCTGGTCAGCGCCCCGCCGATATCCATCGTATCCGCCTCCAACCCGGCGGAGCGCTCGATCGCCGACGGCACCATGCCCGGCGCGGCGCGGTGGATCAGGCCGTCGATGGTCAGATCGCGATCATGCGTCGTCAGCCCGATCGCGACCCCGTCGCGTCGCTCCACCCGCCAGCACGCCGCGATACACGACAGCGCGCTCACCCGCGCACCTCGATCAGCGGCACCGACACCGCCTCGCCCGCCAGGAACGTCGACCGCGCCACCCGCAGCCGATCCTCGGCAAAGCGCACCATCACGTCGAAGGTGAAGCTCGCCCGCACCCCCGCACCCTTGGCCGGCGCCGCGTCGAGCACCACCACGCCATCGGCCTCGAGCGCAAAGGCCTGCGTCGCCGCGCCATCCACGCTGATCCGCACGCTCCCTGCCACCGGCCGCACGATCCGCCGCGTCGATGCGCCGTAATGACGAACCAGCTCGAACCGCCTCGTCGCGCCGTCGCCCGTCCCGATCGCCTCGTCCACGCCGCTCGCATCGAACGGATCGCGCAAGCGGAATGCACGCGCCGGCCCCATCCGCGCGCGGAAGAAGGCGAGCAATGTCGCGATGTCCGCCTCGGAACTTATGCCCGGCCCGACGTCGTAGCTGGTCCGCGCCTCCGCCCAGCCCGCGCTGCGCTGCTCCGCGCCGCCCGCCGCGGTCAGGATCGCGGTGGAAAAGGCCGGCGCCACCTCCGCCTCGCGCCCCAGCGCCAGCGGGAACAGCACGTCGTCATAGTCCTGCATGTCGCCCTCTCCCTCGAAGCGGACGAAGCCGTCGCGCATCACCTGCGGCAGCGCCCACAGCACCACCGACGCGACGCCGCGCGCCCGCGCCACCTGTCCCGCCGTCTCGATCAGCGCCCATTGCGCCGCCTGCTCGGGGCGCAGCACGAAGCCCGACAGATAATGCTGCCGGTCGCGCGGATAGCCGAGCCGCGCCTCCGCCGCCGCGACGCCCCGCGCGGTCGCGGCGGCATCGCCCTCGGTCACCCAGTCGTAATCCTCCAGCTGCAGCACGTCGAAGGCGGGATACGCCCAGCCCAGCGGCATATTGGCGCGCTTCAATTCCGGCGCCGCGCGGTCGAGCACCGTCGGCAGATAGGTGAGCAGCAGAGTCTGCGTCTCCGGGAACGCCGCCTTCACCCATCCCGCCAGCGCCGCGGTCGACGCCGCCAGCGCCGCCCCCGCCCGATCCATCGTCGCACGCTGGCTTGCGTCCATGGTCCCGCGCACGCTCGGGATCGCCACCGGCGTCAGCGCCGCCACGGCCGCCGCGTCGTACAGGCACGGTCGCCCGTCCGGCATCGTCCACCACCAGGGCTCGCCGATCTGGAACTTCGGCCGCAATCCTCCCGCGACCCCGATCCCGACGAAGGCCGCCGCCACCTGCCGCAGATAGCCCATTGCCCCGTCATGGCACGGGGACAGCAAGGTCGACGGGGGCTCCCACCCGGTCAGCGCCGGCGCTCCGTCGGCCGCGCGCTGCTTCCAGTCGTTCCAGCAATGCGCGTCGAACAGCTCGTAGCTCAGCGACCAGATGACGTCATAGCCCAGCGCCTTCGCGCGGGCCGCAAAGTCGCGATGCCACGCCGCACAGGCCACGTTCAGCACGCCGCCGGTCAGCCCGACATAAAAGCCGCCGTACAGCGCATCGAGCCGGAAATAATGGCTCATCCCCACATAATGCGTGATCGCCCCGCGATAGCCGAGATACAGCGCATTGCGCAGCAGCCGCGCCGGCGTCAGATGATAGCTGTCGTCATAGCCGCTTGCGATCTGGAACCCGTGCTCGGGCAGCACTGCCTCGCCGATGCCGATCACCGCCCCCGGCCCCTCGCACGCGATGCCGGTCAGCTCGACCCACCCCTCCTGCGCCGCGGCCAGCGGCGCGTCGGTCTCGTCGAACTCCCGCGCCACCAGCGATACGAACATCCGGTCGACATCGCCCGCCCATACCGGGTCCGCCTCGGCCGGCAGGGCGAAGCCGCCGACCACGCTCGCAAAGTCGATCTCGACACTGGCATCCTCCGGGTTGCCGGTCGCATAATTCCACAGCCGCACATGCCACACGCGCGCGCTGCCCGCGGCATCCCGCCCCTCGATCGTCAGCGTCGGCCCGCGGATCGCATCCAGCGGCTTCACCCCTGCCGACCGCCAGCGGAACCGCAGCCGGCAGCCCCGAAAATCCCGCGCCGTCTCGTACCGCAGCAGCGGATGGTCGAACCGATCCTCCGCTTCCCAGATCAGTCCGGCCAGATCGCTCCGCCGATAGAAGACCGCATCCACCCGCAGCGCATCCGGCGCCGGATTGGTCACTGCCGCCATCATCGGCCGCGGAAAATTGACCGTCCAGAACCGCGGATCGAACCGGCTGAGGACACCCGCCTCCTGCTCCACCCGCTGCGAACACAGCCAATGCGCCATGATGTCTCTCCACGATTGCGAGGCGGGGCGGCGAGGGTCCGCCCCCCCTCCGTCACCCCGGCCTTGAGCCGGGGTCCCGCTTCTTCTCGCCTGCCCCGCGCCACAGCGGGACCCCGGATCACGTCCGGGGTGACGAGGAATGCTGCCCTCAAAACCCCTACCCCTCCAACGCCGCCCGCACCGCGCGCGCCACCTGCCGGCTCGACCGTTGCAGCGCCGCCGGCGCTTCCCCCGCCCCCGCCTGCACATGGATCGTCACCCGCACGTCGCGCGCCGCCGCCGGAACCGCCGCCTCTACCCGCCCGGCCGCCGTCGGCACGAACAGCTCAGGGCCACGCTCGCCGACGATATAGCCGCGCCCCGGCGTCACCGGCCCGCCGGTCGCCCGCCCCGGCAGACCACCCAGCAACCCGGCCAATGCCCCGCCTAACGACCCGCCCCCGCCCGCCGCCTGCACACCGCTGCGCACCGCCGCCCGCGCGATCTCCGCCAGCACGCCCAGCGCCGTCGCCTTCAGGTCGTCGAACCCGAACTGGCCGGTCCGCGCCGCGCGCAGCAGCGCCCGCTCGATCGACTGCCCCGCCCGATCGGCACCCGCGCCCAGTTCGTCCTCCAGCGTCGCGCGCATCGTTTCCACCTCGCGCGCGAAGCCCGCGGTGTCGGCGCGCACGCCCACCGCCATCCGCTCCACCTCATCCATCGGGATCGGCCCTCCGCATCGCCGCGATCGTCGCGGCATCGGGCGGCGCCACCGCCGTCCCGGCCCCGCCGCTCGCCGCCGTCACCACCGCCGCCAGCTCGGCCGGCGTCGCCCGCCAGAAGGCATCGGGCGGCCAGCCCAATGCCGCCCCGGCAAAGCCCGCCAGCCGCACCGCACAGTCACGAAACTCGCTCATCGCCCGGCCAGGATCTGGCTCAGCAGCACGCGCAGCACCGGCGTCAGCTTGGCGAGCCCCAGCGCCGCCAGCGCCTCGCCCAGCACCTCGCGCGTCACCTCCTCCGGCACCTCGCGCAGGCAGTGCCAGAACAGCGCCACCAGTTCGCCGAACCCCAGCTTCCCCGCCGCCGCGCGCTCGACGAGTTCGAACAATGGCCCCAGCTCCGCCTCCGCCGCGACCAAAGCCTGAAAGCTCGGTCGCAACACGAGGTCGCAGCCGTTGACCCGCACCGCGCATTCCCCGCGGGCTTCGTTCGCCCCGCTCATGCCGCCACCACCGGGCCGGAGCTTTCCAACGCGATCGTGTAGGAGCGCTCGCCATTGAAATCGCCCGCATAATCCAGCCGCGTGACCAGGAACCGGCCGGTCATGCTCTCGCCGCTCTCGAAGCTCAGCCGATAATCGTCGATCGTGCCGGCAAGCGCGCTCGCCTTGATCCGCGTTTCCGCCGCCGATCCGGTGAACACGCCCGCGCCGCTCACGCTGACGCTGCGTACGCCCGCGCCCGACAGCAACTGCCGCCAGCCGCCCGAATCCTTGGTCGTCACCACCACCGCTTCGCCGTTGACGCTCAATTGCGTCGTGCGCAGCCCCGCCACCGTCGCGAAGGCCGGCGTCGCCGCCCCATCGCCGACCTTCAGCAGGAACGCACCGCCCCGTTCCACCGCCATCGCCATTCTCCTGTTATTGAACCCGGTACATCCGCACCGCGAATTCGCTCGATGCCACCCAGCGGTCGCCCTTGCCGCGCTGGATGCGGCTCTTGGTCAGTCGCAGCCCCATCAGCTGCCACCCCTCGCCCAAGCCCCGCGGCACGCCCGCTGCCGCCGTCTCGACCGCGCCGACCAGCGCGCGCAGCCGCGCCGGGCTTTCGCCCGTGTCGACATAGTCGACCGCGATCGTGCCGGTCCGCCCGTTCACCCCCGCCGCATCGCTGGCGCCCAGCACCGCCTCGCCCAGCACCGCGACCGGCATCGCCGCCCGCGCCGTCGGCGCGTCGAACACCCGGCACGTCGCTTTCAGATGCGCGAGCACCGCCGCATGCAGCACCGCCCCCGCGCTCATGCCCGCGCCTCCACGCCCAGCCGCATCCGCCGATACGGCCGCCACAGCGCCGCCACCGCCGCGGGCGGCATCGCCTCGCCATCGCGCCGCTCGAACAGATGCGCCGCCAGCAGCACCACGCCCTGCATCACCGCCTCGGGCAGCGCCTCCCACGCCGCCGCAAGTCCCGCTGAATAGCGCACCACCATCTCGCCGCCGTCGACCTTCACCCAGCCGACCCCGCCCGCATCGATGTCCATCCCCAGCCCGCTGCCGCCGGTGATCCCACGCACCGGCATCGCCGCCAGCCGCTGCCACCCGGCGCGCGGTTGCAACCGCTCCTCGCACTCACGCGCCACCAGCATCTGGCCGCAGAACGCCTCCGCCAGCCCCAGCGCCGTGCCGCTCGCACGTAGCAGCACCGGATCGGGCGCCTCGCCGATCCGCAAATAGGTCGCCGTCGCAGCCGCCGCGTTCGCGACCGCCGCGGCCGGCATCGCCGCCGCTCCCATCCCGCTCTCCTTGAAAAGGGCGGTTCCGGCCCGCTCCCCCTCCCGGCCACCCACACGGTATCCTGATGGGTGGCCGGGAGGG